GATAATGCTATAAAATTTTGATAGTCTGTTGGTAATTCTCTCATATTTCCTCCGATATTACTTTAATTGTTTTTAATTTAACACCTTCAATTTCATAAATAAAATCTCTAATGTTGTCTTCAAATTCTTGAGCAATGTCACCATCGCTTGGCATTATATACTCATCGTCATCTACCTGGACAATTATATTAACTCTTATTCTTTTCATCTTGCCCTTAACCATTCAATTAAAGACTCCAAATACCACTTTGCTTTTTCTAAATCTTCTACACCATTTTTCTTTTCATATCTCCACATATATTTAATTAAGTTTCCTTGTATATAGTATTTATAACCATCACCTGTTGCAGCTTTAATTGCATCTATGCACTCTATAGACGCTTCATTGTAATGAGGGGGATGATTTACCATATCTTTTTCTTTTACAGAATCAGTTTCAAAATCTACTATTTCTTTTATCGTTGCCATACTAAGCACTCCCTTTTGTTTCACTGTCAAATCTTAATTTAATTACGTTAGAATCATCTCGTTCTTTAAGCATATTTTCTGAAGCATATGTATTTAATACATTATAAATATAGGGGTCTCCTTTCATTGCTGGTATAGAAGCTAGAACTAACTCAACAAAATATTCTAAATCAGAAACAGATTTATCATTTAGTAATGTATCAGATGATAATATTGCAAACAACTCTACGTTACCAGTCCACTCATCTCCATCTATCTCAGGTCTAACTCTTATTAGGATATCACTTTTTTCTATATGTTTTTTTTCCATTAGCTTTCCTTGTAATTTTAGAGCTTTTAAATTTAATAAATAGTGGGTATGATACTTTACCTTTTTCTTTTAACCAATCTTCAGGTATAATTCTATCATAATATCTGAACCCATACTTTAAGCACCACTCCCCATAAGACGATTTAGCACCCTTTCTTAGCTTTGTTCTACTATTAGTAAACACAAACCTTATATCTAATTCGGGGTGCTGTTTCTTTATTGCTATGTGCTTTCTTCTATCTGATGCTAAAAATCTTCCTTTTGTTTCTATTATAATACCATTGTTTAATACAAAGTCTGGGGTATAGGTACGGTATGAAAGGTCTTCCCACTCTATCTTAATCTTTTCATATAAAAATTTTACTTTATGTTGTTTAAGATATGCGGCAACAACATCTTCCAAACCACTCCTATACCCATTTTTTCGTGCTATTCGGGTAGCACTATATGCTGACATATTTAAAAGTTGTACCAACGGATTGTTCCGTTATAGTTATCATTATCTTTACTTAAATAACCTAACGATTTCATTTCTTCACGCACTAACTTCTCAGCTTCTTTGCGTTGCTCAATAGCAGAGCGTAGTCCTTCTGTTCTACGTTCTCTGTATTCTTTCTTCATCTCATACAGTTCTTTCTCTTTCTCTTTAATCATTTCTGCTAAGTCTTCTATTCCTGTTGTCATATATTTAACTCCATATTTTCTTTGCTTCTTGTTTTAATTTATTTCCCCAAGTCCACGAATCATAGTTGGGGTATACCAAAGAAGCTAACTCATGTTTATCATCACTGATAGACAAAAATTTCTGCATACTAAAAGCAACTTTCTCAAATTGTTTTTTATATACAGATAGGTTATCTAGTGTAAATTTTTTATAATCTTTTGGTGTTGCAAAAAATAAATCTACACTATTGTCAGGATATGCCATAGAGTAAAATGCCATCTGTCTCATCTGTGCTTCAGTAGGTTTAGATGGCATCCGTGTAGTTGTCTTTAAGTCTACTATTTTATCTTTAAACCTAAAGTCAATATACCCCATAAATGGTATAGGCATATCTTCCAATTGCACTTCAACTCTTTCTTGGTACTCTTCTAAATTTTTATAATTAAAATTTTCATCAAGAATTTCTCCAAAGTTTTTTAATGATTTTTTTTCTTTCTCTGTTTTAACATCTTCTAAATTAATATTAGATTCTGTACACATAGTAATAAACTGCATCTCTAGTAAATTAAAATCAAATTTACCTGTCTCATATTTATTAGCTAACGTAGCTTCTTGAACGATACCTCTAACTGCACCTGGTCCACTACTAGATTTAATACCAAACAAATACCTAGCTACCCACATAGGCACGTCACTTATGTAGGTATTGACACTGCTAGGTGATAGGTAATTAATATTGTGTGCTTTAAAAGAATTATTGCGTAGCATCTATATCAATAAATTCGTTGGCAATAGCTGAGTTTGTTCCTTCTTTATTATTTTTATCCCACTCAGTAGAGACCCAAGTATTATGTCTATCTATGTATGCCATAAATTCTCTAAAGGTATTTTGGTCATCATCAGTTATAGCTATATTACTTTTCTTATCTAGTGAATAATTAGGAACAAAGTATGAACCAGTGCTACCTTCACGCTCATCTGTTTTTATTGTAACAGTATGTTGCATAGGCAATCTTCTCATCTTGGATAGTTCACTAAATAACATACCTATATTTTTGTACCCTTCTTTAGTATCTACCTCCCAAATAAATGGAACTGAATCTACACTAGCTGAGTCTCCTGTTTCAGTAACTGCTTTAGATAAAGTAGCTTCACCAAACAATACACGAGTTCTTTTAACTTGCCTTATAATTTCTTTTGTGCCTTCAGGTAGAGCATTAAAGTCTTCTATGTATCCACCAGGTTTACCACAATTAAATGCACCCATATTATCTTTTAAGTCTATGTTTATATTATCTGACATAATAGTTTTAACATAGTTAGATATACTAGAGTCGTACTTCTGATACATAAACCTCTGAAGGAAAAGTCGTATAGATATATTCTCTGCGTAGATATATTTTTTATCTGCATCCTCTATAGAATACCATCCAGATGGTACAACATCAACTGTTGTTTTTCTACCATTCAATGATGTCTCACCTTTAATAGGTTTCTTTACAACCCTTATCCTTGATAGGGTATTTTTATTTTCTTTAGTAGATGTTTGCATACCCATGACGTTAGCCATAGCATCAAAATTATTAGTATCAATTGTTATTAAATCTGTCATATTTTATTTTCTCCTTATAAAGATAATCCGTTATATCACAAAATGTCTTTTGTGTCAAGCCAATTATTACCTATTTTTGCTTCCAATAATAATGGCACATTAAAATCAATATTCCACCTTGAATCTATTAGAGATTTTAAATTATCATTTGTGTCCTTTATAACTTTAAGAACATCGTCTACCTCAGATGGATGAATATCAATAACTATACTATCGTGTACAGTATTTACAATACAAGATTGTTTTTCTTTTAATAAACCATCCATATAAACTAGACATAATAAGACACAATCAGCAGTAGCAAATGATTGTACGGGGTAGTTCTTTATTTGTGTAAAAGAAGTAATGTTATTATTCTTTAATCTATACACATTATTAAATGTAAACTCCCTACCTGATGGTATCTTAATCGTATTAGTATCTAGTGCTTCTTGTGCTAACTTGCGATGCCAATTTGCAACACCCTTGTACTTTTCAATAAAGTGTGTGTAGTAGGTAGCTTCTGCTTTTGTTCTACCAAAACCACTAGCACCATACAAAGGTGCAAACGTGTGTGCTTTTGAAGCAGTACGAGATATAGGTTGTCCTGCATCACTTATAACTTTTGCAGTATAACTATGCACGTCAAACCCTTCTTCTATTTCTTTCATAGCAGTTTCATCTTGAGATAAAAAAGCAGCCACTCTAAATTCTAATTGTGCAAAGTCTGCTTCAAGTATCTTACCGTCTTCCCAACGAGATACGAACACTCTCTTTACAGGAAACGTACCACCTCTAGGCATATTCTGCATATTAGGATTAGCACCACTTAACCTACCTGTAGATGTTCTATGCTGTAATAACTTAACATGCAACATATCATCTTGTTTAGTGTTTGAAAAGATACCGTCAACAAAGGAAGAAAGATAGGTTTCAACTGCACTTAGCCTTCTGACCTTTGACAGAAAAGCATATGCAGTATCCATACTTTTTTCTTTTGCTATTCTTTCTAATACTGCAATATTTATTTTACTAGTTGTAAAACCATTTGCACTTGCCCACTTAGCATTAGGTGGTTTAAATTTTAAACCAGCAACTTCATCTGTCTTGTCAAATAGAAACCCTGTAGCATCACAAGTAGGACACTTTGTATCATTAACAAAAGGTGTGCCATCTTTCTTTGTCTTCCTATACTTACCGTGTCCTTTACAAGTGGGGCATTGTCTAGCTTTTGTCTTGTAAACTATTTGTGTTTTCTTATTGACAATATCCTTAAATGTATTTTCTTTCATATACGGATTGTAAGAGTTCTGCCAATCTGTTTTATCATAAGGCTTACGACTATAAATTACCCACGATAATTGTTCAGGACTATTTAAATTTATAGGTGTGTCACCCATTAAGTTACGAACGTATGATTGTAATTCTTGAATAAGTTCTTTTCTTTCTGTATTAAATTCTTCTTTAACTTTTTCAAGAGTTTCTTTATTAACTTTAAAACCACGCTTATATATCTTAGCGAGGGTTAAACAAACTTCATTCGATAGTTTAACAGTATCTAATAAACCTTTGTTAGTAGGTTCATTTAATTTTTTATTTAGAACATTGTACAGTTCTTGAGTTGCATTGATGTCAGATTCTAAATACTCAGACAGTTCATCATAGGGTATATCTCTAGTTGAGAATCCCCTTTTATAATATTCTTTAAGAGTTCCTTGTTTCTTAGTATCTAGTGTATATCTTTCAGCACACGCTTCAAGAGACAGTGGTTGCTTTTGTCCACGTTGTAAAACGTATTCTGCAATCATAGTATCAAATACTAAACCATCATATTTAAAACCTGATTCCCACAACCACACCAGGTCGTAAGCTATATTGTGACCAATAAGTAATGTTGTTTTATCTAAGTAAGATTGAACTAAATCTCTACCGTCCAAACTTATCTTATCATTTTCAACATGGTCAAATGTCACAATATGCTTAGTTCCATTTTCCTGTAGCAAACCCACCATAACCAACGAGTTCTCATACTCAAAAGGGTCAAGGTGATGTTTGCCATCTCTTATGGTAGTAGTATTTTCTACGTCAAGAGTTAGTTTCATTTCAGCATTAACCTCCGAAAGCCGAAACCAAAAGAGGTGTAACAACTTCTTTAGTAATGCCCAAGGCAAGTACTAATTTAATACCGAAGCTGACAACACCAGAGAAAGTAATTGGGTCCATGTTAGTCTCCATAGTTAGTTAAAAACAAATGCTCACAAACTGTGAACTTTTTACATTGCATACTATGCATAGTATCTACCCGTCACATAATCTAGATTACAATGTAAAACTCCATGCCAACCTGTTAATTTATTCTTGGCAATATTTATATGTCTCTGTTTATCCTCTTCAAACTGCCCTTGAACGTGAGGATTACGAGCCAATAACAATATCAAATCTGCTTCAGCGGCTTTACCTGTCTTAGAACCTTCAAGCATACTTTGATTTAAAACAACTTTACCTTCTGCTTCTGTAGATAATTGTGATACATAGAACACAACACAATTATATACTTTAGCTATCTGTCTTGCGTGAATTACATTTGCTTTTAAGGACTCGTCTTGTCTTACAAACCCTTGCATTGTTGCAAACTTATCACCAACATCTACTATTAAAACATCAGGCTTCTCAATCTTACAAACAGTTTCTACATACGACATTTGTTTATCGTGTGTTTCCATTATCTTTATGTTATTATGTACCTTACCATACAAACTTTTTACCTTTTCATAATCATCATACACATAAGGGTGTGTTGTTCTATACTGCTCATCCGTTGTGTAACCTGATGCTGAAGTTATGTATCTTTCTAAAACTCTGTCAGCAGTTTCCTCGTTAACAAGTAGTACACACTTAGCTCCTTGATGGGCAAACCCATTAGGTGATGCAATCAAACTAGCAAGGAAGGAAGTCTTACCTGTATTAGGTCTTGCACCTACGATAGCAAAGTGTCCAGCGTTGACACCTGGAATCCTCTTAGACAGAGTAGGAATATTAAACTTCCATTTATACTTTAGTTTTAAATTAGACAGAACACTATCCATATCAGAGTCGTGCCAATCTAAATTCATATTAGGTGTAAAGTCATCCCCATACTTATCAAGTATACCACGCAAAGGTTCAAGAGTTGATTGCATACCATTAACATAATCAAACCCCAAGTTAGCTATGTCCTCTCCAACAACTTGCTGGAACAGCTTAGATAAAACATCTGAAGCTACATCATTACCCATAGGTTTTTCTGATTTTATATTCCTAAATAACTTAGCATAGTTTTCTTTTTGTGCAGTTGTTAGTGTAGGATTTATTGAAATAAAGTATGCTTCAATCTCATCAGGTGTCATAGTTCTTTTAAACTTATCCATTGATTCATCAATAGATTGTTTTATCTTACGAACTTCTTTACTAAATAATCTGTCAGGACATTTGCTACCTTTATGCTCATCATAAAATTCTTTATTCATTAAACTTCTGATTAGTGTTAGTTCCATACTACCTCTCTAATAATATTTATATCGTCTTCATTTTTATATTTTAAATCATCTTTTAATTTTACTGCTCTAACATTACTCACATAATTTCTTAACTCTTTTACCATCTCTAAACTTTTTAACATAGCGTCAGGGTCTAATGCAACAGTAACTGTAGAGAATTTTGAAAGGAGGTGTTTGTGCTTTTCCAAGAGATTTGTTCCTAGTAATGCGACCCCAACTATACCGTCAACATTACCTGCAACATTTGCACTAATACAATCCTCCACAACTACTGCCGCATTACCACTACCAAACTGATATGGGAGAGGTGACTTACCATATCGTTTCCACTTTGGTAGTTTTCTTGTCAATGCTTTCCCAACAGCATCAACAATTTCGTTTCCATATTTAATAGGAAATACAACTCTATGTTCTTTAGCATCATACATCAAATCAAATACAGATATACCCCATGTGTTTGTAAATTCTATAACAGCTTGTCTGTTCTCACCAGGTACAACACAATCGGGCAAATCAAAACTACAATCATCAGTATGTTTTTTATTATACAATGCTACTAAATCCTCTGAAGATAATATAGTTTTCTTTTTTCCTCTAACATTACAAGATAACTTATAACAGTTCCAAACTAAATTGCCATCATCATTTGTTATTGTAAATGTATTATACCCACCACAATGAGGACAGTTAGTACGTTTTGTTTCACCTATGTTTAAGTCTATATTTTCTATATTCATATTAATATTTTGTAATGTATAAATATTACTTAGCATAATTTTGTCTTTTTGTCAAGGCATTATTTGCAGAATCAAAAGTATTTTTAATGTAAGGTTGCACAGATTGAGGGTGTGCGTGTCCTGTAACTGCCATTATCTGTGTAATATCTACCCCAGCTTCAACCATTTCTGTAGTTCCTGTCCTTCTCAAATCAGATAATCTTAAATCTCTAGGTAAGTTAGCTTCTATCATAATACGTTTAGCAAATCTTGGTAAAACAAATTCTGAGTAGGGTAAGAACTTACCTCTATATGGATTAGGTCTTGGTGCAACGTATTCCTGGAATCCAAAATCTTCTTGTTGTTGTTCTAACATACTAAACAACTCATCTGATATTGGTAGAAACACTTCTGCTCTACGCTTAGATTGTTCTATGTGTACTCTTTTTCTTGACATATCAAAGTTATCCCATTTTAAAAGTCTCATATCTCCTAGCCTTTGACACCATTCATATGCCATCTGTGCAATCAAACCTATGTTTCTTGTTTTAAAATCTGAATAGGCTACATCTAAGAAATCTTTTATATGTTCTTTAGACCATATTACTTTTCTTGATTCCTTTGTTCTTCTTTTAATTGCCGCAAACGGATTAAGTGTTACATATTCCATACGAATACCATGATTAAATACAACACCTGCCATAGTTCTAACATGATTAGCTAATGATATACCTCTATCACACCATTTATTGTATGCAATTTTTGCATACCTTGTTGATAAACTTGTTAGCTTAATCTTATTAAACTCTTTTGTTTCAACCTTTGTATCTAAAATTACAGATAATAAATATGTATAATTCTTTTTTGTTTCATTTCGTAAACTTAAATACTCGTGCGACAAAAGATAATCATCAACTAATTCATGTAAATATTTCAT